GGAAGTGCTAGAACTGTCTCAATGCGTTCGCCCGAGGTTTCCGCACTCGGGTTGAACGCAGCAATTTGCGTCTGCGAAAGCAAATAGAAATTATCTGCACAGGTGACCTGGACCTCGTTTGGCCCAGCCAACGCAAATAAGTACTCGTACTTAGTTACGTAGCCGACAAACAAATATTCCGATTCACGACTCAAACGCACTTGACGCATTGGTGCTAGACCGGGTTTATCGTTTGTTGGATCGTAGTAAGGGCTACTGGTGTCATATGGGCCAAGGATGCCTGTTTCGTCACGCATTCTGAAACTCATGGTGCCTGCACCAAATTGGTATTCGGGTTTGCGTCGGCCTCGGTTGTAGTTGATGACCGTTGCGTATTGTGTTATGTCGGCAAAGTTAGTTGCTGACGGGCCAAGCGTGTATGTGGTGTTATCTAAGACACCTTTGGTGCTGTCGTCAAGCCTGAAACTGGCTGAATCAAAGCCGGTGTCAAGTTCGAGCAGGTAGTCACCTGATTGGACGATGCTGGCAGCCATTGCTATGCAATCTGAATATCGAGTGGGCCGTACAGTTTGTTCGCTTCAATCAAAGCATTTTGCACTGCTCGAGCTGATGCACTTGGGTCGATCGTCTCAGTCACGATGTTGTAATTGTTGACCACACCAGCTGCCGTTCCAGCGGTACCTACGCTTGCGCCAAATAGAGCTTGAGCGCCTTTGATATCGGCTGGACGTTTGGCACCTGAGATACGTGCGTTTGCTGCAGCAATGGCTTCCTCAACGCCACGCAGATATGCCTGGCCGTTGTCAACGCCTGCCTGGTAGAACTTGGCAGCTGCAGCCTCACCGATAGCCGTAGCAATCTTTTGTGTCTCCTCAACCAGTTTGTTTGCACGTAATACGCCTTCGGCGCTGCCAAGCAATTCTTTGGCAATAGCAGTACCTGAATCGACGCCAGCAGCTAGCACTCGGTCGAGAGCGTCTTTGCTGAGCCCAGCAGCCAGCAACTTTTCAACCAAAATGCCGAAGTCTTTAGCACGATCAGCCTGGCCTTGCAGCTCATCAAAAAATGATTTGCCACCTTCCTCACCAGACTTTTCTAGCGCAGCAGCAAAGTCAATACTGTCCGATACGACTCTTGACACCGAACCACCAAAATCGTCAAATGCTTTTTGAGCCAATTCAAGGTTGTCCTCAGCGCCTTTCAGTGCATCTTTCATTTCTGTTTGCAAGGCATCAGATAGTTCTTTGACTCGAGCAGCCATTTTCTTGGCTTTCTCGGCAGCCACATCAACTGTCCTGCCAAAACCGTCAGTTTCCTCCTCGGCCTCCTCGGCAGCAGGCTTTACCGCTCTGACTTTTTTGCCGAAGTTTTCCATTCGAGCATTGGCATCGACCAAAGCATTGTTGACGTTGATTGCCGAATTGCGAAACAGATCTAGGCGGTATTTGGCTGCATCTACCCGGGCGATTAACTGGTCGAACATTGCGTTGACTTGATCGGTGCGGTCAATCAGTTGCTGCTCGATGGTGATTACGCCGTCACCGCCACTGAGCATGTCCACGAATGCTCGGCCTAGGTCAATGAGCACGAATAGCGGTGCTGCCAATTTGACGAACTTCTTTTCCAGTTCGGTGAAGCCAAGAATGAGGTCGCGTACCCTATTTAGAACATCAGTGCTGCCTGAACCGAATGATGCAGCAAAGTATTCAATGGCACCGCTTAGGCCATCGTCCTTGAATCCGTCGATCATCAAGTTCATTGCTGGCAAAATGTTGTCGTTGATGTATTTCACGACACGCTTGAACACTGGCAATAGCAGTTCACCGAACTTGGCTTGCAAATCTTCGACTTGTGCAGCCAGTATGCGTTGCTGGTTTGCCAGGCCGTCAGACGTTCGAGCAAAGTCGCCCTGGGCATCGGTGGTCTGCTCGTAGATCACCTTTTGTGCAGCCAACACCTTTTGCTGGGCTGTCAAAGCCCCGGTGCCGTCATAAATGCCCAGCTCAAGCGCAGCAGCCTTCAAGGTTGCGTCATTGAGCAGTACGCCGTATCGGCGCAATGGTTCGGATTCTCCACGCAACGCAGCTCCGATTGCGTTGATTGCGTCCTCTGGGGTCGTGTTATTGAACGATGCCAGATCCGATGCCAAGGTCACGAAGTCGGTGCTGAACGTGGCCAGCTCTTGACCTGCCAATCCGGCAGCTTTGCCAAAGGTACCGAATGTCGATGCAGCTGCCAGTGCCTGGGTCTTGGATTGACCAAGCGCCCTGGCTGCTTCATCCGCAAATGAGCTGACCGCGCTAGCAGCATCGCCAAAGATCACATTGTTCTTGGACATTGACTCTTCGAGGTCGCTGGCTGCATTCACTGCAGGTACGACACCTTTGGTAAATGCCACAATCGCCCCGGTAGCAGCAATGGCTCCAGGTATCAGCAGCTTCTTGAATGCAAACGCAGCTTTCTGCGTCGTGCCATCCAACTGCTTGAACTGTTGTATGGCGGTCGCAACGCCCTTGCCAGCAAACTCTGAGACGATGCTAAGTGATACAGCCATACGATGATTTTACTTGAACGTGCCTTTGAGTAAGTTGTCCACTAGCTGCTGCATTTCATCAGACACTTCTTCTTTGTTTTTCTCATAGCTGGGCCAGATAGTACGCGACGCGCCACCATAACGACCACGCATAACAGCAACCATCGTTGGGCCACCGACAGTGCCGACTTTCTTGCCGTGTGAACCGACACGACTGCGTTCTCTAATACGGCCTCGAGCACGCCGACCGGCAATGTCGTACACCGTGTTTGCCATACCTGTCCACACAACACGAAACGTACCCATGTTTTCAAGTCGGCCACGGAACACTTTGACACGCCTGGTCGAAATCTTGGCTTTGATCATCTTTTGAGCTTTGACGCCATTCCAGCCTCCGGCTTGCAACGCAGTATGCCCTGACGCAAACTGCCAGCCACTAGCCCAGCCACTGATTGGTTCAAGTTCGGGCACTGCCTGTATGGCAGCATCAGTCACAGGTTTGACGATTTTGGCGTAATCTTTGGTGATTTGTCGGCGCAGCTTGGGGTTGATTTTGTTCAGATTTTTGAGCGCGTCTTTGATGCCAATGACTTTGATATCAGCTGAGACGCTCATCTGTGTTTGCTCCGTTTCTCTGCCAAGTGAATCACGGTAGCAAGATCCTCGGTGTCAAACTCAATGTTGCTTGGCCAGTACCCGGTGGTCAGCAACAGCTCACCGAGCAGGCGCCGATAAGCGCCTACTCCGTAGGGTGGCTTTCACGGCTGTCAATGACCTCCAAATCCTCAAGCTGTTCCAGCCACTTGTCAAAGTCTGCGTGCTCTTTCTTGTACCCGGCCTGCCATGCCATGAACGCCAAATCCTCAACCGCGAAACCGCCAGCCAGATCACCGGCGCGTTTCTTGTATTTACGCTCCCACGCCACGATGATTGCCAAGCTGGTTTCAACCGTTTTGGGCTGTCCAGAATGCGTGACTTTGATATGCAGTTTCATACGCTGCCTTTCTGCAGTTGTGATTACGACTTGGCGATCGAGCCACCAGTGAACGTGGCTTGCACTTCGCTGAGCTCACCCAGGTTGGCGTTGACCAAATCAAGTGATTCAAGGTACGTGTCAGTCACGGTGAACGTCTTGCCTCCGGCAGCCACGACAACGGTGGTCTGGGTGCCGACTACGCCTTCAAGGATTTCGTATGTCTCGCTGACACCGTAGGCCATCAGGAATGTGGCGACGACCTGGTTGTTTTCAAGGCCACCGACGTAGGTGCGCGCCGTTGAGCCGAATGCAGTGCTCTCAAGCGACTCGTGGGCTTCGGTGACCACCGCGCTCTTGCATTGGGAAGTCAGAGAATCCCCACCTACGGTGATGGTTGGGTTTGCGAGATATGTCGTCGTCATGGTGCAGTTTCCTTCCGTTGAAGGGTCGCTGCAACCCGGTATTCAGTGTAGTCAGCCTATGGGGCCAGTTTCGTGTTTATGGTCAACTGATACGCAGGGTAGTCCTGTCCGGCAATCTGTTGAAGGGCTGGCACAGCTGAGGTGAGGCCAATTTGTTCAGACCTGATCAGGTCGGCAAGGTCGAGCAGTTTGGTCATGGCCTGGTATTGCCCTGGGCCGAACCCAATGAGCGTCACCTGAAATGACAGTTCGGCAATGACGTTGGTGTGCATTGTGATTGACGGTGGTTGCACCAGGGCGCATGGTGGGTTGATGTTTCGTGGATCATCGACCACGCGCAAACCGGTGATGGTTTCCAGCTTGGTTACCAGGTCGTCGTAGCCGTTAGTGAACAGCGACATCATGCCACCTGTGGTTTATTGACACCCAGCAGTCGCAGGATTTGACCGAATGAACCGCCGACTTGTGCCCCGGTGGCCATCGGATCGAATGATGCAAATTGGTCAACGCTGCCAGCCTCGCGATAAAGGGTCGCTGCATAGGTTAGGCAGCCGAGGGTTACGTCACCGCCTGGGCTGGTGCTCGGTGAGTCGAAGTAGCCGGATTCTTGGCGACGGCGATACCCGAATTGGTTGGCTGCACTGATTGCGAAGTTTGCCCGGTCGTAGTCATTGCTGGGGTCAACGAATGTGATGCTCAAGTATGACTCAAGCTGGTCAATGGTGATCCACGTACAGGTGATGCTGTAAGTGACTGTGCCGGTGGCAGCTGCTCGATCAGCATCATCCGTGGTCAACGCGAATTGCACCTGGTTAGGGATGATGGTGTCAGTGTCGTACTGGTAATCACCCTGCTGGGATACGCCGATGAAGTAATACTCGGGCAGCGCCAGAATCTTGTGTGTGCCATTCCACGTGGCGTTGATGCCACTGATGGTTATTGACTGTCCGACCTCAAAGTTGTGAGGCTCAAGCAACTGAACGATGGCAACATTACTGACAACCTGTTTATGGGTTACCGAGTAAGTCGCCACCGTTCAGAGTCGCCTGGAGGGAACGAACTATCAGCTTGCAGCGACGAACTTGGTCGCGTCAATCATCAAGGTGGCGAAATAGCCACGGAACTTGATGTAGCGCGACAGCGAGCCATCGGCTGCCTCAACTTGGAGGGCACCCTTCTGCTGTTCGTAAATCTCGAAGCCGTCTGGGTTGAGCACGGTTGGTGCTGCTGCCCAATGGCGGTCAACGATGACGGTGAGCCCGAAGGCGTTCATGGCGCTGGCTGCCGGTGAGGCGTTGCCGAATGCGTTCATGGGGCCGATGGCTGGGAACAGTGGGCGGTCTGCCGTGTCCACGAGCTTGCCGAGGTTGGCAAACGCGCTCGAGCCTACGAGCAGGTGGGTTGGCAGGTTGCCGTTGCTGTTGGTGAGGATGGTTGAGGCTGCGTCGTACACGAAGCCAATCCACGAGGCTGGGTCGGTCTGCGTGAGTACCGAACCTGACTGTGTGATGCCAGCCTGCAAAGCAGCTGAGGCAACTTGGTCGGTTTCGTCGGCGTAGATACGCGCCATGTCATCGACCAGTAGGCCAAGCACTTCTGGCTCAGTCCAGTCCATGTCCTCTTCCGAGAGGCGAACGTATCCGCCGTACACGCCCTTGGTGACGTTGTTGTTCTGCACAACGAACGTGCCCTGGTCGAGGTTGGCGTTTTCGCCGTTGGATGCACCGATCGTGGTGTGCGTGGTCACCTTCGGGCGACGGAACACTTTGCCACCACCGGGCATGGCCTTGACACCGAATGCGTCAACGATCGGGCGCAGGCCACGGAAGTTGTTGTACACCGGGCCGAGGATTGGCTCGGGCAGAATGCCGGGCGTGTCGGTCGTGGTTACATCGGGGGCAGCAGCCTTGATGTTGGCAAGGAACTCTTGCGCTTCGGAGCCACCGCGGAGCAGCTTGCTGATGTACTCAGCAGCTGATGGCAGCTTGAACTCTTTCTTGGGTGCAGCAAACAGCATTTGTGGTGCTGGTGCTGGTGCAGGAACTTCGGCTGGTGCTTCGACCTTGACTTCTGACATTGTGGTTGTCTCCTCTTGGGGTTCGGTCGCTGCAACCTCTGTAATCATAGCGCCCTTGAATGCAGGTGCTGTTACCAATGATAACTCCACCCAGTTCGCTTTTTTGATGATCATGGTGCCGTTGTCGTCGTAAGTCGCGTCAACTACGTCAACGCCGACCGATACCGAGTCCACGGCCTCGTCCTTGATGAGCTCGAGCATGTCGTTGCCCTCGGAGGTGGCGCTGATTCGGGCTGTGAACAACATGCCCTCCTCGGAGTCCAGACGGCCTGTGACTACGCCGACCGGCTGCTCAGAATCATGGTATTTCAACAGTTTGGGCTTCTTGCCGGTCACCGGCAGGGCACCGCGCTCAAACTTGACGCGAGTACCGTCACTAACGGTGGCCTCGGTATCCCAAGGTACGGCAACACCGCTGATCGAGCGTGGCGACTCGCCCTCCTGGGCAAGCACAAACGTGTTCTCGGCTGTTAGGCGAATCATCATGCCTCACTTTCGTCATTAGAGGGTATCCCCCGAGCCGGTGCAGCGTTGTCCGACTCGGGAGACATTTCTGCTTCCTCCAGGTAGCTCTCCACGTCTAGGTAAATGTAGCGACCGCGTGGTGTCACGCTGTTCTGGCTCAGAGTCTGCTCGATGCAGTCAATGAACGGTTTGGCACCGAACAAATAAAGGTCAGCACGAGCTTGCTGAGCATTGGCATATGTCATTCCTCCACCAGTCGGTGCACCAACCAGGTACGGAGGAATGTTTGCCAGGCGCGCCATCTCGAGTGCCTGATATGTGCGTGCCTCGGTCAACTGCAACTTGCTCGGATCCATGTAGGACTCTTTCCAATCGACGTACTGGTTCAACGCAGCAATCGCATTGTTATTTCGTGCAGCTGCGAAGCCAGCAGCAAGCTCGCTCAGCTCCTCGCCACTCAATGGCTCGCCCTCGGTCTGCTTCAGCACACCGGCTGGTGTCTGATTCTTGGCAAAGCGTTCAGCGCTGGTGTCCAGGTTGATGTTGGTACGGATCGAGCGTGCACCCATCGTGAGCAAGCCTTGGATGGGGCTGAGAAACTGCACTACGTCGTTCGGGTCAAGCCGGTAGCCGTTGAAGTAGACCTCTTTGCTGGGGCCGAACCATTGTGGGCCAGCCTGGTCACGTGTCTGCACGTTGTCTGCCGGAATCCATGTGAACGTCGCTGGGAAACCGTTGCCGAATCGGCTGGTCACAATCCAGAAGGCGCGTCCGTAGAACAGCAGGTCATCGGTCGTCCAGGACATGATGAAGTTGCGTGTCACGTTCGGGTCGGGCTGATGGAACCACGTGTCATCAGGTAGGTGCACGTCCTCGTAGTCCTCGCCCACCCATTGTTTTGAGTATTGGTGAATCTCTAGGCAGCCGACCATTGAGCAAATCAGATCACGTGCCCGGCTAATCGTAGGAATCTGGATGGCAGCCGACCGATTGAAGTCGGTCGTGTAGGTCATAAAGTTGCCGACAAGCGGATTGCCTGCAGCGCCAGCAGCGCCTACTTCAGCTTTTGTGTTATTAGCGACAGCGCGCTTGAGAGAGAATCCAGCCATTGTGCAGTTGAGTCTAGGCGCTCGATGCAATGACAGGACGGTTGACCATCGGGCGTGGTCGGCTCATCATGCCAACAGCCCACACCAAACAACGCGCCAACTCAATCGGCCCGGACGACTTCTGCGATGACAACGCAATAGCGCCAGGAGTACGAACTGCCACAGCTCGACCAACATGCTCAGCCAACATCGTTTCACCAGTGTGCTTGACGCGACCTTCGTTGATCAGATTCTTGACCATCGACGTGTACCGGCTTATCTCCTGGTACCCGACCAGCACCCTGCGACGTTGCAGATCGGAGGGGCAGTTGGTGTCCAGTGTCGGCGTGATAGCAACTTGCAAACCTGAGTTGGAGGCCAACTGATGTCGAATGTTATCCCAAACCTGTGTGATGGTTTCGCACATGAATGCGACAGTCGCAGTCAGCATCCCAGCAGTATTCGCG